ACCTTCGCCAATTAAATTACATGAATAAACATACTGTCCAGTTTGAAGATTCATCTCTATTCTAACAATTTGAATAGAGCCTTTGAATATTCTATGCTCGTTTAAATAAACTTCGGCATCTGTTTTTTTATTAGGGTTAAATGTTTGTAAATCTAAATTGACATCGAATATAAACTCAAATAGCCTATCTACTGTTTTAACCGAAGGTAAAGATATTGTCTTACTGAAATCAAAATCCCTAAATTCAGGTGTACGCATATCCGCTACCGCATAGGTTATCTTAATTCCTAAGTCCTGCATTACAGGTACTTCAGTTCCGGCTATAAATAGTTTAGTCATTTGTAAATTGTCTGCGTTCGGTGATACCTTCGTTTACGTTAACTTGAAGGTTAATTAGTTTATCAATTTTGTTAGATTTGAATTCGTAAGTTGTATCCGTTGGTACTAACTTTTTATAATCTTGGTATCCTGAGTTTAAAAACAGTTCAGCAGTAGTGAATAAATCCTCTAATGCCAATACTTGAAAGTCCGATAAGTAATTAGATTGTAAAGTATGCGCCTTTTCATACGTGCTTGATAAAACTTTTCTTTGAATACTTAATGGCGGGCTTTTAGTATAGTTAGTTGTGAATGAAGTATTAGTATAAGAAGCTTCAAACTTATTTAACTGAGCGTTATATGTAGAGCGTGTTATGTTGTCTTTTTTCTTATGGTTTCCGTACATATTAATCCAGTCATAAGCTCCATATCTATTTAAATAATAAAGTGGTTGGTTGTAGAATTTAGCACACGTTTCATCTATATCGAATCGTATGGTTTTCGGAGTCATATTTAAGTTAGAATAAAACGTACACGTATAGTAAGATTCAGTACCTATGAATAAAGGCGATGAACTTACTACGGGCGAAGTAACTGGAGTGAAACTTACTGGATAATTAGCAAATAATTGCGTTAAACTTGCTACACCACAATTAAAAGATACGTATTTATTTGTAGTGTTATAAGTGTTATTAGGCGCTAATGTCGTATAAGGATTATAAATTATATAAGAGTTTAAAGCTGTTCCGCTTGAGTTATAAGTTATTAATTTAACGTAATAAATAAAATCCGCTGGACTCTGTAAAAAGTAAAGTACAGCATCTTGGTCGGTTTTTACTTTTGTTATAATGTCTAAATTATTTAAAACAGTTACTCTATCCGTTCCTACATTCGCATAATCATTCTCTTCGTATATAGCTCGTTCGCTCATATTTAAAGAACCGTTCCATGCTAATACTACATTCCCTGTGCTTCCTGTGTGTACTGTTGGCGGAGTTCCGTATACTTCGTTAATGTCTACTATAAATTTCTCTATTCCACCAGTTACTAATTGCCATCCGTCAAGACCAAAGGGATAGTAATTTACTACATGCTTTTCAGCTACTTGTCTTAAATTAAAATAACCTTTAAATGTAGTTGGATGTGGGTCAATGTTGAATGTGTAACTTGTTGAACCTATTGTTACAACAACTTGAAATGACTCCGATGTGCTTGTTACGTTGCTTCCTGAGAACTCAAATTCTATATCATTAAATGCAGGGACTATCCGATGAGGCCTCTTGGTTATTGTGATTGCCATGTGTCTAAATTATTTTTAATTACTTTACCGTATTCTTGTCTTATTTTCTGCGCTAATATTTCTTGTCTTCCGTCGTTAATTACTTCAGTAAAAAAGTGATTCCCTTTATACCCTTGTTTGTGGATTTTACGTGCAATAAAAAAAGCTACCAGTTTAATATACTTATTTGCTGGCATGTTTTTAAATTTATCAGGTCTTTCCTTTTTAAGTTTATCAGGACCTCTTCTAACCCATGTTTCAATTTTACCTTTTACCTTACCCGGCTTTGAACCTGAATTAGTTGCACCACGTCCACCATCAACATACATACCGTAATCATTCATGGATAAATCCATTTTCAAATCACCTTTTGGGTATGTTAAATCATATTTAATAGAAGCCCCTAACCTTGACTCTTGACCACCACCATAACTAACTTTTTTATTTTTAAGTGATGCCCTTAAGTCAATAACTAACTTCTTAGCAAAATCTTCTATTATTTTATTTATGCTTTCCAAGTTCAGCCTCCCAAGCTTCAATGCTTGCTTTGTCTTTTAAATACATTAATCTGTTTAACAATCTCCTTACATTCCACTTCATTAATTGCTCTTCTTTGAATGGGTCGTTGTCCGTTACTATATTGAGTATGTGATACCATCCGTAGTGAGTTATTAATTTAGATTTAGTTCTTTCATGTGGTGGTTTATCTTCTCCATCGCTTGTTCCAAATAGGTCTGCATACGGGCGCTCAAGATTGTGGACACTTTGGAATAAAAAAAAACCGCTCCGTAAACATCGTAGCAACTTTTGCGCTTAATGAGGTCAGCTCTTCGGTTTATTTCATTCATTGAATCATCTTTATAGTTTCCCTCTTCATCTAACTTATCACTCTTAAATAAAGGCTTATACATTAAAGCTATTATCTTATGTAAGTTTTGTTCTGTTTGTCCGTTGCTAACATAATGCTTTAAAGACAGATAGCGTGAACTTGAGAATTTAGAAACGTCCAATAAAGCCTTATAAGGATATCCATTTAACCAAATGACTTTCTTTACAGGTAACTTTGGGTTAGGTTGAAATAAAAAGCTTATTTGTTTAAAGTGGTGTTGAAGTTTCCACAAAGGTAATGATTCGTAATACCTCCTTGACTTATTTGTTAAATAAGATAATAAGCGTATACATTTATCTACGTGATCATCCTCAGATTTTAGGATTTTGTGAACTCCTGCCAGTTGTTCTAACTTTATATCCTTGTAATTAGTTGGAATCATATTTATAAATACCTTTAATTTGTTTATTTGTCACATGAAGGTTACTCGGGTTTGGTCAAGCTTATTTAAAGCGAAATATCTTAATGCTGCTATTCCATGGTCGTTTATTCCGATGGGTTCTCCTGTTTGGTTTCCGTTCTTGTCTTTGGTCCACACGTAACCTCTAAATTCTTTGATTAAGTTAGTAGAACTTTCGGTTATGTTAATTTTATAGCATTGTAGTTTATCTATTGAGTTCCTTATTGAATCCGCTCCTTTTTTAGCTCCGTATATATTCCTGAATCCACCTCTGTAAATATCCTCTATGCTTTTTGGTTCTGCTGAATCCGCTATGATGTCTTTGTACTTATCAACCCCTAACTCAATCATCCTCTGTACTATATCGTTATTTGTTAATCTTGTTTGGTAGATTAATTCTTTAATATAAAGCTCTGAATTAAACTTATAAACTGATATTAATGCGCTTGGGTCATTAGTGAATCCGAAGTCAAGACCGTAGCCTAATAACTCAGCATCTTCAGGTATTTGTTTAACTATTTGCCAATTACTAAATATAACTCCGTCAATAACACCTATCTGACCAAGTCCGTATACCTTCCACCAATTAGCCCAGTATGTTGATTCTTTTGCCCTATCACGTGCCTTTTCTATTTCCTTGACTAATTCACTATCTAAGGCTTCATTGTCCTTATAAGTTAAAATAATCATTTCAGCATCTTTGTCCGATAATAACTCCTTATGTACCCAGAACTCCGATGTCGGGTTATAATCTAAATAAATAAATCTACGTGTACGAATAGCTAACTGATGATAGCTTTCAAAGGTTATATTGTTACACTCATTAACAAATAATACATCCCTACGTGCGCCCCTTAGTTTATCTGACTGGTCAGCGGAAAAGAACTCAATATAAGAACCATTTGTAAAATCATATCTTAATGTACTTCGGTTGAATTGTTCCTCTCTAAATATATGAGTCCAATCCATTATCTTAATAAAGTCCTTTAATGCACCACGTCTTAAATGCGGTATTGATTCCGATACTATACTGATTTCGGATTTAGGTTTTGCTATTGCGTAATCTATTAATAAAGGAATAATACTAAATGTCTTGGATGAGCTTGTACCACCCTGTACTATCCTAACCCTTTTGCGAAGTTTAGATATCTTCCGCTGGGCTGTTGTTCTCTGGAGTGTCAAGGTCTATTTGTTTAAATATTCTTTGTTCATGGTTTATAACATGGTCTACCTCTTCTTTTGGTTTGCCATAAACCCTATCAAATAATACGTCTAAAATATGTATAGAACCTTTTTCAAAATCACGTGTTGCTTTTTTAGCTATTAATGAAACCCAAAAAGGTAGGTCATCATTCTTTGCTAATTCCATTAACTCTGATTTTGTTTTGCCTAATATAGTTTTTATAATGTCCTGAGTTTGACTCTTGCTTAGTTTTAAGTTATGTTCAGATAAAAAGTATTCCGATAAGATATTCTCTACCTTCTTTGGTCTGCCATTAGGGTTACCGCTTTCGCCTTTTTTCCATCGTGGTTCTATTTGTCCTCTACCTGCCATTACGTTGTTATTTTGTTGTTTATTCTAATTTTTTATTTTCAGCTTTTATCATTTCTTTAGTTGCTAAAAAATATGCTTTTCTTTTACTTCTTTGATTTTTATTATATGTAAAACATTTACCATTTTCAGAATATTTAAATCCATCTTTTCCATCATAATGACAATGCATAATCTTTTCCATTTTTCTTTATTTTTAAAGTTGAGTCTAATTTAATCATTCGTTCTAAAATAACTTGACAATACTTCGGGTC